AGAGGAAGATGCAGTACCTACTCCATACCCTACTCCAGATGATGAACCATTACCTTGGGATGAACCTACTACTCCAGAGTATACAGTTGGGATGATGCTTAAGTGTATACAGGGTATAGGTGACAGAGTAAAAGGTAATGTCTATGAGATTACATCTATAACAAAGCATGGAGTATACGTATCATGTGATTCAGATGAGCCACATAATGCATCTATCCCAGAACATATGTCAGCGTACTTTACTATTGAGAATACACCAGTTACACAAGATTTATCTTGGGATGATATTAGAGTTGGGTCTAGAGTTAGATTTACTGATAAGAATGAGTATAGTAGAGATAATGGGGATATATATGAAGTTACTAAGATACATAAGGAACAGGTATACATATCTAGTAATAATACAGCCTCTAAAGGTACTAGAGATTATTGGAAAGACCTATTCACCATTGAGGAGATTTAATGAAACATACTAAATACGATTACGTTAAGACCTGTATTGAAGCTGGTATGCCAGTTAGACTTACATCAGAAGCAGGATGTGGTAAAACTACTATGTGTATACAGGTAGCTACTGAGTTAGAGTTAGACTTCTACACAGTATCTTGTACAAAGCAGATGTCAGTTAATGCTCTCATTGGATTTATATCTATCAATGGAGTATATATACCTACACAGCTCAGGAAAGCATTTGAGTCTGGAGGATTATTCCTTCTAGATGAGTTAGATGCTGCAGATCCAAATGTACTTCTAGTTCTAAATACTATTGAGAATGGGTATATGGCATTTCCAGATGGTGTACTAGACATGCATCCAGACTTCAGACTAGTAGCTACTACTAACCCTGATGACAATCATTCTATATACACTGGTAGAAGTAAGCTTGACTTTGCTACTAAAGACAGATATCATACTATCCCTCTTTTGAGAGATCCACTATTAGAGTTACATCTTACTTCACAGGAAGTTATAGATGAGGTTACTATAGCTAGATCTATCTTAGAGTCCAATAGCTCACAGAGACAGCTTACTATGCGTGATAGCATACGAATCTTCAAGCTTAAAGCTTTAGGTATCTCAGAGTCTCCTATGGAGGATGTAGTATTTACTGATGATGAGATATTATTCTCAGAGTACACTACGAAAGCTAAGTCTATTGTAGCTAAACAGAAGAAAGCTTCTATGACTCAACAGAGTGCTACTACTATAGATGAACTATGGGATGTTGTATCTAAAGATGCACCAGTTATTACTGCTGTAGATTATGCTATGGATGCAGCTCAGTACTCAGGTATTGATGCTAATAAGTCTAAGTTCACTCAGGAATATATGACGTCTGATACAGAACCAGATACATCCCCTAGTACATCTAATCCAGCTTCTACTATGCCAGAGGAAAACCCTTCCCCAGAGCTGTTTATAGAGATATTAGCTAAGTTTAAATATACTGGAGTTACAACTAGAGGCTGGGATATACAAGAAGGTCCTACAGACACAGATCCTTTTAGTACTACCTTTAAGGTATTATATATAGATACTGGTCAGAGTATGCAAGTCACTAGAGAAGCTCTTGATGGTTACTTAGCTTCTAAATAATATAAAGGAACATTATGAAATATACAATTAACAAACCATTATCAAAGCTATATCCATCTACTTGGAGTGATAGCCTTGATATGTCAAACACACATATTGCTGAGTATGCTAATTTAGCTTACTTCCGTCACCATGTAAAGACACTTAGACAGAAAGAGGATGACAAGTGTGGAGTACCATATTTAGAAGCCTTAGATGGTCTTCTACGTAACAAAGCTACTATGTCTTCAGGTGATTATGAAATCATCAAGAACAATGTGAAGAACAGCCTACTGAAGAGAGGTCTTATCTCTGAGAATATCTATGAGTCATACAAGTATGATGTAGATGGTAGCATCTTTGATGTTGCTAAAGTTATAGCAGAAGATCCTGAGTGTTTCTTAGTACCTAATGCTACTTATGTAAACTATTTCTATGAGTTATACATTAGTGTATCATATCCATGGTCTACATCTGATGAGACTATCAGACATAATATGGCTAAGATTCTAGCTACAGTTGAGTTACTTGAGAGAGAACATATCTTCTGTAAGATTACATTGGTTATGCCTAATAGAGGTTGTAACACTGGTTCAGGTAAATCTAACCATCTTATATTGATACCACTATTCAGTCATAAAGATCCTAAAGATATTACTACTATGTCAGCAGTATTGAATGAGAGACTTCTACGTAAGTTCATATTTGCTATTATAGAGGATCAGTATGGTTCAGACTTAGCTTCAGATTATGGTCAGCCAGTTAGTTTACCATCCACTATCAATCCAGGTGATGACTTAGATGAGTGTGACTTATGTTCTAGTATTCTAGATCAAGTTATTACCCCTGGTACAAGATGATGCTTAAACTACTTAAAGCTGACTTAGAGAAATCAGGAGTTTTTAGTGGGGCTTTACCTCCTATCTTGCAACAGATAGTTGAGGCAATACCAAACAATACTATCAACTATCGTATGAAACTTACTATAGCTGCATCAGAGCTTATACTATTTGCTTCACAGCTTAGACGTAACATTGCACATTGGAATGGATCTATGATACCTATCAATGCTATTACATTTAGTATTAGTGCTTCAGGTTCTGGTAAAGATTCATCAGTGAATGCTGCTAGGAAATGTTTCAAAGCAGGCTATGACATTATAGAGAAGAAGCGTAAAGACATTGCTACTGGTAATGCTAAGAAAGCAGCTATGATGGCAGGTAAGAGTGAACCAGAGGAGTGGAACACTTATAGAGAATTCTATACTGCTCCTAACCCATTGTTTGTAGCTCCATCTACATCAGAAGGATTCATTCAGCATTTGAATGATCTAGATGCTGCAGGTATTGGAGCAGGATTCATCTTTACTGGCGAAGTGGGTGCCGAACTATCTACTAGTTCAGTATTCATTGACAACATTAAAGTACTTGCTGAGATCTATGATGAGGGAAGCAAGGAAGTTAAAGTACTGAAGAACAGAGACAACCAGTCTAAAGAAATTAAGAACTTACCTGTATCAGCATTGTTTGTTGGTTCACAGGACAACATATTATATGATGATGCTACTAAGAAAGTATTCAAGAGAGAGTTCTCTACTAAACTAGCTAGACGTTCATTCTTCAACTTCAATCCTACTGTAGTTACACCACCTACTTATTCTCACATTCCAGAGGATGAGAGAGTAGATGCTATGATTGTAGCAGAGACTCTTATTGAATCTAATGCTGTTGATGCTCGTATTAAAGTACAGTCTGTAGTTCAGTCTATAGCTGCTGTATCAGTGAAAGGAGCTGGTAAACCATTACCTGTAGATGAGGAGGTTAGAGTTCTATTCCTTAAATACAAGCGTTACAATGAGGAGTTAGCTGGTACTATTAAGCATCAGTATCCTATATCTAAACTAGTTAGAGCTCATCTTCAGTGGAAATCATTGAAGTTAGCTGGAGCTATTGCCATATTCAATGGTCATACATCTATCATGAAAGAAGACTTCATTTCAGCTATATCATTTGCTGAGATGTTAGACTCTGACATGACTCTGTTTGAAGCTGAACTAGTTAAAGAACCCTATGAGGTATTTGTTGACTTCATGCATCATAATGCTGAGAATGGGAAGTATACACTTGGACTACATACTTTACGTAAGTTAGGTTATATACCTACTACTGGAGTACCTACAGCTAAAATGAAGGAGTTAGTACACCTAGCTACTTCTTATGACAAGACTGGTATCTATACTCAGTGTGAGGAAGGTATCTGTTATGAGGAGATAGTGAAGACTGATATATCAGGTATATCATATCTACCAGTATCAGGTACTAAAGAGAATAGACAGACTCAGTGTGCTACTGGATACGACTTCTTTGAGACAGGTTTCAACAACCTAGCTCAGATGTTAGAGGAAGACTTTGCCTATTCACCATTTAGATTTAAAGATGGTGTTAGAGGAAAGGAACATATCATTGGTGGATGTAAGTGGATATGTCTTGACATAGATGACTCTACTATTACAGATGAGGAATGTCATTACATACTTCAGGATATCAATCACCATATAGCTAGGACTTCAGATTCATCTAATCCATTTAAGTTTAGAGTACTTCTAGAGTTAGATGCTATAGTGGATGTTCCAGATTTACAGTGGAAACACTTCATTAGATCTATTGCAGACTTTCTATCATTGAAAGCAGATCCATTACCTAAGTCACAGATCTTCTTCTCCTACGCAGATAGATCAGTACTTTCAGTTATGGACAAATCACCTATTGAGGTTAAAGAACATCTCTTATTTGCATTATCTAATGAACCTAAGACTTCTATACCTAAGCCTACATCTAATCAGGCTAAAGCTTTATTATCAGACAAGCTATCTACATTTGCTAGAGCATTTGAATGTACAGAGAATGGTTCATTAGAACTTATTACTGCTGCAAAATACGCCAGAGATTTAGGGCTATCTAGTGATGAGATAATTGATCTTATGCATGAGATATCAGAGTATTGGGATTTTCCAATGGATATAGCTAGGTTAGAAAACACTATTATATCTCAGATTAGACGCTGGGTTTAAAGGGACTATTATGAATATTAAAGTAAGTAGCTATTGGGATGTTCCCAATCAGTTTGTTATATACACATATGAAGGCAGATACTTTCAGTCCTATGACTCTATCATTGTATTTATACCTAATGATGGAAGTCCTATTCAATTAGGCAGTGATTGGAAGTTTTCATCTACTACATCTAAGTATCGTAACAAGTCTCTTACTGAAACTACTGAGGGTACATCTATGAAGTTAGATGATGGTATTTATATACTCAACGAAGATCTATGACTTGGACTTATGAGGGAGAACCCTTCACTGAGATACCAGAGGGAGTATTTGGTTTTATATACATCATTACATATACAGATGGTACTCTATACCTCGGCAAAAAGCAGACTACTTCTATAGTTCAACTACCAGCATTGAAGAATGGTACAGTTAGACCTGGAGCATTACATAGAGTTGGTAAGAACAAGAATGGTAAGAGAGTACAGTATGATGTTATGAAGAAAGAGATGCCTTGGAAGAAATACATAGGCTCATCAAAGCTTACAGGTGACAAGACTATAGCTTCTAAGGAGATTATAGCTCTATGTCCAACTAAACGTAACCTTACATATATGGAGATTAAAGCTCTCTTTTTTTATGAGGCTATAGAAGATCCATTATTTGTGAATGATTGTATCATGAATAGATTCTGGAGAGACAGGATTATATAAGGAAATATTATGAAGATTACATTGAACGAAGATGAGTCAGTAGACTACTTAAATCTTCAAGATAAATACGATAGTGTCATTGGTACACTTATGGCTGAGGCTGAGAAGGCTATAGCTAGAGATGCTGACATTGAGACTATGAGAGTTACTATTCAGCAGTTAGAGGCTACATTGGAAGCCAAGGAACGTATCATTGAGATACAGAGTGATGTTGGAAACATACCAGTTGGAGATTCATCTAGAGTATTTAGAGATTCAGCTTTAGCTAGAGACTTAGATGAGGAATATATTGGTACTCAGGTTATACCTAAAGATATTACATACTTAGATGAGAGACCTACTCCACCTTGGCAGCAGGATCTTCAGACATTAGCTGATGCACCTAGTATAGATACTCCTACTACAAGAACTAGATGGTCTGCTGAAGAGAAACAGGCTATAGTTACTATTAAGAATAAGAGTGGTATCTATAGTGGTACTGACATTGAAGCTATTATGCATCTATTCCCTGGCAGAACTAGGGCTGCAGTAGTATCAGCACTATGGGTTAAGAATATTGGTGTTAAGAAAGGTAAACTAAAGTTTAACTTACCTATACCTAAAAATACAGGAGGAAACTAATATGACATTGTGGATTAAGAATACAGAGTACTTTGAGTGGGAAGTACCAGATGAGTTAGCAGATTTAACTATTAGTAATCAGGGACTTGTAGATGAATACTTTAACCCAGATGATATATCTGTTGATAAAGTATCTGCAGACTATTATGAGATAGAGAAGGAAAGCTGATGGATTTTTCATATACGGATTTACAGATAGAGGGTTCTACTTTCAGGATCTCTCCCAGCCAGATAGGAGCTTTCTTTAGTAAGCCTACCATCTGGTACAAGGAACAGATTCTTAAAGAGAAACAGTTCAAAGGGAATACAGCTACAGTTCTAGGAACTATAGTCCATACCCTAGCTGAGTCATATGCTAAGAATGAGCCTACATCTAGAGATGAGGTTGAAGCATACATTATGTCTCAGGTGAAGTCTAGAGCAGTTACAGATGATCCATTAGATCTAGAGACTATTAGAGAGTTATATCCTATGTTATCAGCTTCACTCATTAATGAGTATATATCTAGTAACAAGCCTACACAGGTTGAGTATCAGACTTATACAGAAGTACTACCTGGTATTCACGTAGGAGGTTCTGTAGACAATAGAACTGGTTCAGTCATTACTGACTACAAGAATGTATCTAAAGCTCCTACAGGAGGATCAGAGGGTTCTATACCATTTGATTACAAGATACAGTTATTAGCTTACCATTACTGCCATGTTAAAAATCATGAAAGAGTTCTTGCTATGTCAGAGGAAGCCTGCAAACAGGAATATTTAAGTAAGCATACAGTATAAGGATATAGAATGACATATAAAGAGAAATTATTAAAAGAGAACCCGTTGACAGATAGACTACGTTTAGTGTATACTGTCCGCCCTACTAAAACTATGGGTGTTAGAGTATTTGTTGTTAACCATCAGATAGACGAATCCGACTGGTTACTCATATCCCAGACCCTAGAGTTGATAGCTGAGACAGTTCAGGTATCTAGAACAAACCCAGAGCTTACACATTTATTGTTTAAGTCTATGGCACTAAAAAAGGAGACTACAGATGGCTAAGATATTGATTAGTGGGTTAAGCAACTGTGGTAAGACATCTCTATTGAGAACACTTACTGATGTATTAGTTATAGCTAATGATGGAAAGAAATATCCATTCAAACAACCACATAGAAATATAGAGGTTACTACTACAGCAGACTCTCTCATTGCAGAGATTGAGGATGCTATGGATGGTTACAGTAAGAAGTTTGGTGTACTACCTAGGACTATTGCTATAGATTCTATATCTAAGATACTATTAGATATACAGGATCATTTCCTAGCTACAGTTACATCATTCCCATATGGACCTATGGGTAAAGACATATCCAGACTTATGGCTTACTTTGAGAATGAGTTAGTGAAGAATGGATGTAATGTTATATTTATATCTCATGCTGAGAAGGATGAAGATGGGCAGTTCAAACTAGTTACAGCTGGTGGAGCTTCAGGTAAGAGAGGTGGAGTTATTGCAGATGTTGATAACTCTATGTATGTAGATGTTCGTGGTAAGAAGCGTATTGTACATCATAGAAACCCTAAGCTTCTAGCTAGAACACTTAGTGAGGACTTACCTGATACAGAAGAAGTTGAGGACTTTAACCTTCAGTCATACCTAGAGAACCTTCTAGCTACTGAGACAGATACAGATGAGTGGACTATCTAGATGAGATTCTTTGAATGGTTAGAAGAACAGGGTATAGATGAGTCTACTCTGTCAGAAGATGATTGGGATTATTATAAAGACCAGTGGGAGTTAGATGATAGAGCTTCTTACTAGGTAGCAGTTGCCTTTATAGGCTAGTATAGACCTCCGCAATGAGGCTAATCTAAACACTGATCATTATAGATCAAAGGTATATTATGGGATTTTTTAAAATAGACACTACAGCAGCTTCAAAATCAGAGGGTGGTAACTATATCAACCAGTCAGACATCTATGATGTTACAATTAAAGCAGTTATAGTAGATACAAATGACAAAGGTGCTAGATCACTTAACTTTTTCATTAACAACAATGGTCAAGATCAGGTTATCTATGGTGGATTACGTCTAGACAACAATGATGGTAAACCTAACTTTCAAGCAGCAGTATTCAACAAACTATGTGTTATTGCAGGATTAGAGAACATTGAAGATCCAGTTGAGGCTACACTACCTATTGGACCTAAAGGTGCAGACAAGGATGTAGCAGTACTTCCAGACTTTGAAGACTTAGATGTTAAGATCAGAGTTCAGATGGAATACAATGTTCCTACTATGGGAGCTAAAGCTGGACAGATTCGTGAAGCTAAGATGATCAAGGGATTCTACAGAGCTGATGGAGCTTCTTCTCAGGAGATTATTAATGAGACTGAAGTTGGTGTTAACCTAGAGAAAGATACAGCTTATGCTCAGAATGTTACCTACAAAGATGGTACTACTGCAGAGTCAGTAGCTGCTTGGATTGCTTCAGGTAGAGGAAACTCAGGTGCTCCTGCAGCTTCAGCTGGTAGTGGTGCAGCTCCTAAAGCTTCATTTGGTAAGCGTAGTTTTGGTGACAAGAAGTAGTCATGTCTCATTCACACAGTGATGAAATACAGACACATCCTTATGCTATTGCAGATGAGGATGAGTCTGCTAGTTCATATGATGTCATAGAGGTAGAGAACATAGTTCCTACTCCATGTGACTGTAAAGAGAATATTTCTCTAGAGGATGCAGTAGATGTAGTTATAGCTAATGATGATTGGGCTACATATGTAGATGCAGATTCAGTTGACTCTCATACTATTTCTACTATGATTACATTCCAAAATTCAAATGAGTTGGCTCACTTACTATCTACAGGATCTAATCCTGAGGTAGCTACAGCCTTACTAGATGAGCTTCTATATTATAGATCTCATAACCAAATCTAAGGATATACATGTTAACAGATTACAAGAATATATTAGTAGCTACTATGGAACAGATTGAAGCTTATGAAACTAAACCTACGAAAGCAGGTAGTAAACGTATTAGAGCACTATCTCTATTGTTCGGTAAGCAAGGTGTTCAACTACGTCATTTTATGCTGAAGTTAGATAAGGCTAAATAATGCCTGAAAGATCTTGGAATGGATTACATCCTATGTCCAAAGCTCTCTATGAGGAGACTTACTTTCTTCCAGGAGAGGATTATGACACTTGGAGATTCAGAGTAGCTAGAGCTTACCAGAATGATGCTGAGCATGGTGATAGGATAGCTAATTATATAGCTAATTACCTATTTCATCCAAGCACTCCAATTTCTAGCAATGCAGGTACAGATAGAGGTTTACCTATTAGTTGTTTTACTAAAACAGTATCTGATGATAAACCTTCTATATTTGCTAACTACAATGAGTCCTTTAACTTAGGGGCTTATGGTGGTGGTATTGGTACAGATTGGAGTTCAGTTCGTGAAGTGAATCATTCAGTTGGAAAGCATGGAGGATCATCTAGTGGTATCATTCCATTTATGGGAATATCAGATAGATCAACTCTAGCTATTTCACAGGGTGGTAATCGTAGAGCTTCAGAAGCTGTATACTTAGATATATCTCATCCAGAGATTGAAGAGTTCATTGATATCCGTAAGCCTACTGGTGATCAGAATCGTAGAACTCCTAACTTACATCATGGTGTAGTTATACCAGATTCATTTATGAATGCTGTATTACACAATTCAGATTGGGATCTTATCTCACCTAAAGATAGTTCAGTTGTTAAGACTGTTAAAGCTAAACACCTATGGGAGAAGATACTTGAAGTACGTACTACTCTGAAAGGTGAACCATACCTATTATTCATTGACACTGTTAATGATCTAGCTCCAGAGGAATATAAACATGAAAACATTTCCATCACAACCTCTAATCTATGTACAGAAATTACTCTCCGTACAGATGAGAAGCATTCTGGTGTATGTTGCCTTGGTAGCATCAACTTGGAACATTGGGATGAGTATCAGTCTAATTTTGATCAGTTTATAGCAGACTGTTCAGACTTCTTAGACAATGTACTTCAGTCATTTATAGATCAGACTGAAGGACTACCTGGCTTTGAAAGAGCTAGAGCAGGAGCTATTGATGAACGTAGTATTGGATTAGGTGTTATGGGCTTCCATAGCTTATTACAGTCTAAGATGATACCTTGGGAATCTCCAATGGCTAAAGGTTTGAACCTTAAGCTATTCAGTCAGATTAAAGAATCTGCTGATAAACATAATGAGTCTATAGATACAGCTACATGCCCTATGAGTATTAGATCTGGAGTAGCAGGACATTACAAACGTAATATTCATGTTACAGCTATTGCTCCTACTATGTCTATATCTAGTTTATGTGATGTTACATCTAGTGGTATTGAACCTTGGGTTACTAATGCTTTCACTAAGAAAGTTAAACAGGGTTCATTTGCTATTACTAATAAATATCTTAAAGCAGTCATTGAGCTATATGATGCTGAAGAACAGATTAGCAGAGTTTGGATAGATGAGCAGTGGGCTTCTATTAAGAAGGCTGATGGTTCTGTTCAACATTTAGATTGGATGGATGATGATACTAAAGCTGTATTCAAGACTGCATTTGAGATTGACCAGAGATGGGTAGTTGAGTTTGCAGGAGATAGATCACCATTGATTGATCAAGGTCAGTCAGTGAATCTATTTATACCTGGAGGATCTAATGTTCAATACATCTCAGACCTCCATATCTTAGCCTGGAAGAAGAAAGTTAAGTCACTCTACTATTTACGTAGTACTGCTGTTAACACTGCTTCTACCTCAGCTAATGAACGTAAAGTAATTAAAACAGAGGAGGTGGATATGATGTCAGATGCATGTCCTAGTTGTGGATGAGTCTCATTAAACAAGCTGGTACATTACCAGTATACAAACAGTCTACAGGGTTTAAGTACCCTTGGGCTATAGAGTATTATGAAGCTCATGATGCTATGGTTTGGCATAAGAATGAATATACCCTCTCAGAGGACATCCAGGATTATGCTAAAGCTGATATAGCTGAGAAGACTAAAGTAGATAACATCATGAGACTATTTGTTCAGAATGACGTTAACAAAATAGCGTCCTAGTATAAGAAATTATACTTGTAAAAGACATTGAAATGCTGGAAACCCCTTAGAGCCTATTTATAGCACTAACTAAAGTGTGATGAATAAGAATAGGATTGGGCAATCAGCAGGAAAGATTTAAAATACTTGCATTACGAAAGTGTTTATGCTATACTACTTAATACATAGTTACATTACACAGGAGTAGTATATGGTAACATTAGAATGTGGTTCTTGTGGAGAATCAAAAGAAGTTACAGAGTTCCCTAAAGATGATAGAAAAAAGCATGGAGTAGGGTCTGAGTGTAAAGTATGTTTAGCTGCTAGGGCTAGAGCTAGACGTAGAGGTATCACATGTACAAGAATATGGGCAGACAGCTCATGGAACTGTACAGAGTGTAATACACTAAAACCTTTAGATACAGAAAACTTTTATGTAGTTAAAGGAAGACTTACTAAGTTTGATAGTATATGTAGGGACTGTAGAAATACCTATCATGTGAAACATAGAAGAAAAGAGTATGATTCAGATAAGAAAAAACTGAAACGTAATGCTACTTCTAGTATAGAACGAAAGAAGCACCAACGAGCTAAAATAGACTGTATAGCTTATAAAGGCTCTAAATGTGCTAAATGTTCTGTTACATATGATGGTACAAATGGGATGATATTTGATTTTCATCATATTGATCCAACTACTAAATCCTATGAAATACTAAAACAAGATAGGAAAGACTTAGCTTCACAAAAAGAAGAACTTGATAAATGTAATTTACTATGTGCAAATTGCCATAGACAAGAACATTCTGATATATTTTAAATAATCCTCAACGACCATCCAGCAATGGAGTACACTCAAGTGAGTGGAAGTGGTGTCTACCCTACTATTAAGTTAAGGGTAAAGATATGGTCTAGCCTAGTATGAAAGTACTAGAAGTTCAGTTTAGGTCACTAACGACTGACAAGTTAGTGGTAAATATATTCTTAATAGGAATATTGCCTAATTAGAGAACTGGTAGTAACTAACGATTACTATTGACTACAAGCGAATGGCTAATACAGGCTATACTACTATGCTACGTATCTTCAAACCTACTGAGATAGTTATGATGCTATCTAGTTTCAATGACAGAGAGTCCACCCATATCTTCAACTATGCTAACTTTACTGATACTGTAGGATTACCTGACTCAGTTTATACTGAATTCTTAGAAGTACCTATTATGTCTGCAAAGACTGAGTATCTAGAGAAAGCTAAAGTTAAGAAGTATGAAGACTACAAAGCTGTTGGGATGACTGATGCTCAGGTAGACAAAGAGTTTAGACGTTCAGTAGCTAGGATGCTTGCAGTATATGCAGGAGGACTAGAGGGTATTGCACTTATGGCACAGTTTGCTATGTTACTAGAGTATCAGTTCAAAGGTAAGTATCCTGGACTTTGTACTATAGTTGAGTGGAGTATTAAAGATGAGCAGATGCACCTGAAAGGGAATGCACAGCTCTTTCGTACATTCATAGAGGAGAATCCTGATATTTGGGATGATGCTTTGAAGTTTGATATCTATGAAGCTATACGTGAAGTAGCAGCATATGAGTATGACCTAGTTGATTACCTAGAGGCTGACAGTAAGTTCAAGAGTTACATTGACTATACTGCTGATAATGCTTTAGCTGAGTTAGGTATGAAGAGAAACTGGAGTACTACTACTAACCCATTACCATATATGGATGATGTTGTTGGTACAGTACTCACAGACTTCTTCTCTGGATCTGTTACAGCTTACACTAAGTCTGTAGAAGGTTCATGGAGTGATATATCATATGATCATTGGATTGCAGATGAACCTAACTGATTATCAACATAGGTTAGCTAGACTGATGTCTTCTGATGCAGATGTTGATACGAAAGAGAAAGCTATTGCTAACTTACGTAAGATATTTGAACCATCAGATACATTGAATACTGCTAAACAGCAGTTTAGAGAGTCTCAAGCAGACATCTCAGATATAGGAGGAACTTTTGAGTAAGAAGATTAGTTGCAGAAAGTGTAATACAGTTATAACAGATGTATTCAATTACTGTGAAGATTGTATCATGGATATACAGGCAGAGTCCACAGAGGATGATCCTAGATTCTTTGATACAGATACATTAGATGATGGTCCAGCACTTAGTTATGAGGATTATATAGCTAGGGGGGTTCCACCTAAGAAGGATGCTTCATTTATGAAAGCTGATACAGATAAACCTATGGTATCACTTATTGAGACTGAGTTCCTATTAGGGTTAGCTCAAGTACTCACATTTGGTGCTAAGAAGTATGATGTAGATAATTGGAAGAAGGGTGCATCTGCTAATGATACTAGACGTATTAAAGATTCACTACTTAGACATACTCTTGCATACATCGGAGGGGAGAGGTTTGATCCTGAAACAGGACTATCTCATCTATACCATATGACATGTAACAACATGTTCCTAGATTACTTTGACAGGACTACAGATGCGGATAGTTTATAGAGTACCTTATGAAGGAGGCTTTAGTTCTGGAGAGCATACATTTGATAATCCAGATGAAGCTGTAGAGTCTGCAAAGACTTCTTATGGAGATATCACACTTAGTGTAGAGATACCTATGATGAGGAAAGGGTACCTTACTGAAGAGTATGCTGCCTATGTAAAGGAGCTTAGATGAAGCATAAGAAACAACACTATGAAAATGTAGAAAGAACTCTCATTTGGAATACTTCCAGAGGGAATACTCCTTCTACATTGAATTGGGACTTAGAAACGAATATGCTTTCAGAAGAGTTACATGAGATAGCTATAGCTACTTCAGAAGCCAACAGATTGAAAGAGGTATTAGATGTTATATTTATAGCATATGGTTCTCTAGGTAAGATGAACCTTAGTTCTCAGGATATTGTAGATAGCTATGAGTTAGTTGTACAGTCTAATGAGTCTAAGTCTTCAGCTAAGAATTCTGATGGTAAGATTACTAAGAATACAGACTTTGTACCTGTTGAACCATTGCTACAACTTATCTTAGATAGGAGGTAGAACATGATTA